TCACTTATCCTTCTTAAAAGGTGGCAGATGTATTATATCAGACTCTAAGAGTTTCTCTAATTCAAAGTTTTCATCAATGTATTTAGCTTTATCAAAGGTGTTGTCAAAGTTAGCAATTTGGTCTAAGAAATCATCAAGTTCGTTAAGATCACCTTTAAATTGGATGGATGGTTGAATAATACCATGTATACTCTTTCTTGATGGAAACTTCATTTCAAGCTCCTATAGTTGAGATAGTATTGTTATTTATATAATTTGAAAGGTGTAGATATGAAGATTAATAAGACATATCAAGTAGAAAACTCTCTTCAGCCTAAAAAGACGCCTAGACCATATGATATAGTAATGGTTTATTGTCGTTATTGTCAAGAAAAACTAGATGTTCGGGTTTATCATTCCAAAGCTAAACTTGAACATTTCCAACTAATAAACCTTCCAGAAAGAATTGCAGAACATTTACAAAGAAGAGAACTGAAATGTAATAAATGTAATAAAACATTTGTCTTAGAAAAAAATATATATGATACAAAATCAGAATTTTTATTAAAACTTGATTGTTCCAACATGAACGCCGGTATGGAATCATGGTATGAAGATGCTATTCCAAAATATTCTAACGAAACTTACTCATAATCCAATGTTAAAATCTTTTTTTTGTACTCGCAGATGGTTCGTGTGGGCATGGGGCGGATTGTTTCTTCTCCTAAGTTCCTTATGGGGGCAAGTATCATTAACCGTTATGATTAATGAATGGTATGGGGGGTTCTATGATTTGATGCAGAACTCCGCGACATATTATAAAGAGCCTCAAGTTGGTATAGATTTGTTTTATAGTAAACTAATGGACTTTGGTATGTTGGCTATGCCTTATGTTATTATTGCTACTATTACAAACTGGTTTACCAGAGTTTATAGTTTGAAATGGAGAGAAGCTATAACATTTGATTATCTTCCAAGATGGAGAAATGTTAAAGCAGACATTGAAGGTGCATCACAAAGAATCCAAGAAGATACACATCACTTTGCACAAATCATAGAAAATCTTGGATTGAAAGTTGTAAAATCTATAATGACATTGATAGCATTTATTCCTGTCTTATGGCAGTTAAGTGCTAAAACAGATATCCCTTTTATGGGTATGGAAGAAGGTTCTTTAGTTTGGTTTGCATTATGTGTCTCTATTGGGGGTTTGATACTTACATGGTTTATTGGTGCAAAGTTGCCAGGCCTTGAATATAATAATCAAAGAGTGGAAGCTGCATTTAGAAAGGAACTGGTGTTTGGTGAAGATGACAAAGAGACTTACTCACAACCCGCAACAATTCTTGAATTATTTACAGGAATTAAATTTAACTATCAAAGACTTTTCAACCATTATGGCTATGTGGATTTGTGGATAAATCTATACGATCAGTTTATGGTTATTGTTCCTTATCTTTTAGTTGGGCCAGGTCTTTTCACTAAGCTTATAACATTGGGTGTAGTGGTTCAAGTATCTAATGCCTTCCAGAAAGTCCATGAAGGTTTTGGGGTGTTTTTATACCAATTTACCCAAATAACAGAATTGAGGTCTATATATAAAAGATTGAAAGAGTTTGAGGACAATTTGAGCCGTTTTAAGGGATAAACCCATACTCTACCCTTAGTTTCTGGAAATAACCCTTTATATGCCGTCTGAGGGGGTCAAAAAGTCCTTTGTTTTCAATGACTTACAAACCATTGATTTTAAAGGATTTAAGTCAGTAACTTGTTCCTTGTATCATTTACCCATATTTGGTATAATATACTTAACAATTGAGAAACGGAGATTTAAAAATGGAAGATTTTTTTAAAATTATTGGTGGTGCAGTATCAATCATTTTCGTATTATCATATTTTCTTGCAGCAATCTTTGCACCATTTGGAATTGTTTGGTTGGTCTTGGCTCACTAATGAAATGGCAAGTTACCACATTATTGAGAGATGGAGTAAAGGGAACTGAAGAAGAGGTTGTCGGAAATGCTCTGATTCAACTTGGTTACAAAGAAATAAAATCTTGCAAAATGGGTAAGTTGGTTATACTCAATTTGAAAGATGATGAAACAGAGGAACAACAAAGAGCAAAAGTTAAAGAAATGTGTGAAAGGCAGATAGTTAATACTATTCTATATGATTTTTTTATTGAACCTTATAAAACGGAGTTGTGATGACGGACTTTAGATTTCCTATTTGTGGATGGACGAATCGTGATGGTCAAGCTTTAGTTATAGGATTTGCTGGTAAGGCAAGAAGTGGTAAAGATACTGCTGGTAAATACTTGGTTGATGAATATCAATTTTTACGTTATTCCTTTGCACAACCTCTGAAAGATGCAGCTAAGATAATGTTTCATCTTACTGATAAACAAGTTGAACAAAAAGAAAAACCAGCAGAGCCTTGGGGTAAATCTCCAAGAGAACTTTATCAGAAATTGGGAACGGATGTTGCACGTTCTATTGATGTCAATGTATGGGTGAAGGGTGCAGAGATATTTAAGAAAGAAAATCCTGGCCGTTCTATTGTTATTACTGATGTTCGTTTTTCTAATGAAGCATATTGGATTAGAAATCAAGGTGGCATTGTTGTTTATCTTAATAGTGAAACTAGAGGTATTCACGAGCATACTGGACATTCAAGTGAGAATGGTATAAGTGGTGATGATGTTGATATCATTATACAAAACGATGGTACTATTAATCAGCTACACGAAAAGATTGAAGAACTTAAAAGTGAGAGGTCTTTTGCATGAATGAGAAATGGGCACAAATTGCAATCTTTATAGTAGCACTTGTTTGTATGGGTGTTGTTATATATGAGATATCAGAAATTATTAGAATTGCTGTATAATCCGTATAACGGAATCATATAGGACAGGGGGGCAGTACCCCTCGCCTCCACCAAATTCTATTATGGGGGCGAACTAGTTTCGACTGTATAGGGAAGGTATACGGACAGCACGGAGAAGAATGATGGCTCCGTTATCAATCATTCAAACTACAAACGCAAACGATTATTCGTATGCAGTCGCTGCTTAATAAGTAAGTAGCCGAGTCCGAGGGGTACTTGGGAACAGAAACCCCTCACCGATTTTGCGGGAGTAACTCAATGGTAGAGTACCTGCTTGCCAAGCAGGATGTTAAGGGTTCGAGCCCCTTTTCCCGCTCCAGAACAAGGACAGATAGTTCCTTGTATTACGACAACCATTGTGGTATAATGGTTATATTGAAGTGATGAGAGTTCATCACGAAACTTGATGTTTAACTTTTAGGAGATTTATTTTATGCGTAACACCAAAACTACAGGTCAACCAAAAGTAGGTATGAAGAATGCTAGACAGATTACACGAGCAGAAGCTGATGTAACTGGTCTACCACGTTGGGTAGAAATCTACACTTCCCCTGCTACTGGTGAGGTTGCATTTAAGGATTGCGATCTTGATGGGGGAGCAAAGGCTGTCTTTGCTTGTCGTAAAGCCCTCAATTCTTATTGGGGTAACTAAGAGAAAGGGGATGGGAAACCATCCCCTTTTTTCATTATGAAAATATTATTACTCATATTATCTTTATTTATGCTTAGTGGATTTTCTACTAAACAGGAAACAAATTGTTTAGCATTAAACATCTACTTTGAAGCTCGTGACCAAACTACTAAAGGTCAGATTGCAGTTGCTCTTGTGACTATAAATAGGGTAAATAGCAAACGATTTCCAAATACTCTTTGTAAGGTTGTTAAACAAGCAAATTGGAAAAATGGACACGTTGTTAGAAACAAATGTCATTTCTCTTGGTTTTGTGATGGGAAACCAGATAAGCCGAGAGATAAGATTGCATGGAAAGTTGCAGTTACCATTGCAAAGGCAATGTTAGAACAACCTGGCGTTCATCTTAAACGATTTGGTGAGAGATGGAAAGTCAATGACTTTTTACATGGTGCTACTCATTACCATAGAATAGATGTTGACCCATATTGGAATCGTAAAATGTTAAAGGTAACAACAATAGGGGATCATGTGTTTTATATTGATCCTTATAGGTACTAACATTATGGAAAGGGATAAAGACATGACAGGTAAAAATACGGAAGAACGGACACCACCCTCTCCAGAGGATAAGGGCGTATATCTCTTTATGAATGAGGTAACTCAAGAATCTTGTAAAGAGTTGATTAGTTTTATCTTGACGAAAGGTTGGCAAAGACCAAGACCTGCGTCACTACAGATTATAATTAATTCGCCTGGCGGTGACCTAAACGCTGCCTTTGCTGTTATTGATACTATGAAGGGTTGTCCTATTCCAGTTCATACTGTTGGATTAGGACAGATTGCATCTGCGGGTTTTATGATGTTTATAGCTGGTACTAAAGGGCATCGTATACTTACCCCAAACACCTCTATAATGTCTCATCAATGGAGCTGGGGTGCTTGGGGTAAAGAACACGAATTGCTTGCACAAACAAAAGAGTTTGAATTAACTTCTGAAAGGATGTTGAATCATTACAAAAAATGTACTGGTTTAAGTGAAAAGAAAATCCGAGAATATTTGTTACCAGCAACAGACGTTTATATGTCTGCAAAGGAAGCAAAGAAACTTGGAATATGTGATTCTATAAAGGACATCAAATGAGTGTAAATATTAATGATACCCTAGATAGGATGGTTAAAGAAAAACAAATAACATATATGGAAGCCATTTTACAATATACTAATGATGTTGAATGTGAAATTGAAATGGTTGCCAAGATGTTAAATAAGCAGATTAAAGATAAAATCGAAGCAGAAGCTTATGGACGGAACATGATGAAAGATCGGAGTTCTAAGCTTCCTTTGTAATGTGTGTGATGATATTTAATAATGATACTCAATAATATAACGTAATAAGGAGAAATACATATGTCTAGTTTTAAAGATTTAAAAGCAAATAGAATGAACAATTTACAAAACCTCACTAAGCAAGTTGAGAAACTAGCTGAGAAACCTTCCTATGAGGATGAACGTATCTGGAAACCAGAGAAAGATAAAACTGGTAATGGATATGCAGTTATCCGTTTTCTACCAGCTCCATCTGGTGAAGACGTGCCATGGGTTCGACTATGGACACATGGTTTCAAAGGGCCAGGCGGTTGGTACATTGAGAACTCTTTGACCACACCAAGAGAGGGAGCTCCTAGTGGAACTAAAGACCCTGTATCAGTTGCCAACACAGCACTATGGAATTCTGGTGTTGAATCCGATAAGTCTATTGCAAGAGAACGAAAGCGTAAGCTAAGTTACTATTCCAATATTCTTGTACTGGAAGATTCTGCAAATGCTGAGAACGAAGGTAAGGTGTTCTTGTTTCGTTACGGTAAAAAGATTTTTGAGAAAATCGAAAGTGTAATGAATCCAGAGTTCAAGGACGAAACACCTATCAATCCTTTTGACTTTTGGGCAGGTGCTGACTTCAAGTTGAAGATTCGCAAAGTTGATGGTTATGCAAATTATGATAAGTCAGAGTTTGCAACCCCAACTCCATTATTCGATGGTGATGATGGTAAACTTGAAGAGTTGTGGAAACAGCAACACTCACTTCAAGGTATTCTTGCTCCAGAGAACTTTAAGAGTTATCAGGAATTAGAAGCACGTTTCAATACCGTAATTGCATATGATATGTCAAACGGCGGGAAAGAGTTTGTTGGAACGATTGAAGAGAGTACTGGTGATCCTATTGCGTCTGTTGATGCACCAGAGGATACTACTTTGGACTACTTCAAGAAGTTAGCTGAGCAGTAATTGATAGAGGGGGGAGTGTTTTTGTTATAATGGTGATACACCATTATTATGATGGTGTCAGTTAAGAACGCGTTCCTGATACCTTGTGAAACCGTTTCGGTACACTTCCCCCTTTATTTTAACTAGTATGAGTATCTATATTACTTTTTGCACTAGCTGTTTGAATATATCCAGATGATGAATTGTTCTGATATGTCGTTTGTTGAATATTATTTCCAGTAGGTGTAACAGTACCCACCCTACCAGCAGCTCTTTCTGCTTCTAATGCTCTCATTGCTTGTGTTCTTTTATTAGGATCAAGACTTGCCATTAAATACTTTGCTTCACTTTGTCTTCTTGTAGAATAAGAATCACCAAAATTATTTAATTCATTAACAGCTTTTGACCAATCACCACTTTGCATTGCTTTTCTGAAATTAGGAGTTTTACTTAAACTACCATACTGAAATGCAACTGAAGCTGCAATGGTTTGTTGTGCAGATGTTAAATCTTCAAATCTCTTTCCACCAGTTTCCTCTGCACGTTTATTCCATTCTCTTTGAAGTTTATTAACAGCTGCACCTTTTGACATCTTGTCAATGAGTTTCGCTTCTTTAGCACTAATCTTCAATGGTTGTTTTCGTAACATTGCTACTGCATCTTGTCCATGAAGACCGAGATATGGTGCTAGTTTTGCTTGTAAATCTTGTGGTAGTCCTTGAAGGTCTTTAATACTTCTTGCACCTAAATCAAATCCAGTTGCAATCGTTACACCAGACTTAGAACCATCTGGATCAGGAACATAGCCATTTAACATAGAGCCACCTTCCTTCTTGGAAATAAAATCCCAATCAATACCAATATTCTTTGGATTAACTTTTGTAGACTTAACTGGTGTTGCTTTTCGATTATCCAGTATAGCCATTTTTTTACTTCTAAGTGCTGCTACTTTTTTACCTATTTCTGCAGCTCTTTGTTTATCTACTTGAGATGTTCCTAACGTACTCCATTCATTATTAAGAGCTTCTATTTCTGATTCTATTCCTTTAACATCACCTTTGGCAACAGCGGTAGTAGCACCACCTGTTGTTTTCTTTGCAGTCTCTTCTTTAATTAATTTTTTGTGTTTTTTCTCTCTCGCTGCAGCTGCTTCAGGAGTTTGTGCTCCAACATCTTCAGCTGAAGGTGGCGGTGGCGGTGTTTCTTCTTTACCTCTTATCCAATTAACCAGTGCATCAGGCATACCCATTTTTTCAGCAAAAGTAGCAGCAATACCTCTAACTGCTTTAAATCCTTTTTGTACTACGCCCATTACTTCTTTCCATAAACCTGTATACAGATTCCAAAGTTCTAAACCAAAATTTTTCCAAGTAAATTCTTGCTTTGGTTTCTCTGGATCAGCACCATCAGGGTCAATCCAATCTGCAATCATCCCTGCACCCATTTTTCTCATCCAACTACCAACAAAAGATTGAGCGCTTCCAGCAAGGCCACCAACCATCTCTTTTATTTTGGTAAAACCAGCAGTAACTTTCTCTACAACAACATCCCAAATCTTGGTTACATCTTCCCAAAAATACCAAATTAATCCAGCGGCCGCTATCGCAGCAACAATACCCCAACCAACTGGGCCCATGGCCATAAGACCAGTTACAGCTTTCATTCCCATATTTACTATAAACTTTCCTGCTTTACCAAATTTCTTTGCTAGTTTACTAAACCATCCACCCCCTTTAGGTGTTTTACCAACTCTGGGCCCTGGCTTTTGAGCATTTGCAAAACGACTTTGTGACATTTGTCTTTGTTTGTCTGTCATAAAGCGTTCTGCTTGACCATCACGACCACCGCCTAACATATGTAAACCTTGTCTACCTAAAGCACCAGCACCTTTTGCACCTAATTTGGTTAAACCCCATACGGCCTGACCTACTAATTTAATTGCTTTGCCAGGAAACATAATTGCCAAAGCACCAGTTGCAACTCCAAGTGCAGCGACAAATTTGGAAATTGTTTTAGACGTTTCATTACCTTCTTCTTCAGAAAATCCAAAAAACTTCATAACAGAGGTTGTGATGCCACCTTTTCCTAATAGGCCACCCTTTCTTTCACCAGTTTTTTCATCCTTTGCACCAAAAATTTTATCAATTATTTTTCCTATAAAGTCCTTTGCTGCGACAACAGCATCTTTAATTGACTTTAACATTGGTTTGATATCTTTTTCCCATGAAATGCTTTTAATCCATTTCCCAAAATCAAATATCATATTTTTTAAACCTGTCCAGAAATCAGAGGGCAGGGAAAAGAGTGCAAATCCAGTAAGTAATCCTAAAAACATTTTCTTTAAAAAACTACCAGTTGCTTTAACCTTTTTGTTTTCCGCAACACTAGACCATTTTGATTTCATAAAACCAAAAAACTTTTCTTGTCTTGCTTCCCATTTAATTTGACGGTCAGTTTTTACTTTCTCTGCTTTCCTAGCTTCAAGTCTATCTTCAACATTTCCAGCGGCCGCTTTTGTCATCTTTGTAACAGAGCCCACTACGGACGCAAAACCAGTACCTAACTTCTTACCTAAACCAGAAGTTATACCTTTTACTAGTTCCATGTTATTCTTTTGTTGCATTTCTGCAAACTGTAATGTCATTTGATTTGAAGCCATTTTTTGTTATCCCTTATTTTGTTGTTTAACCCTTGCATTTTCCTCTGTAATGTGTTGCAATAGGAGTGTAACATATACATCCCTTTCCCATGGCATCATATTATCTAGTTCAGTCAACGAATACTGATGATGTTGCATCATAGAGAAATTAGTATTCATCATATTAGATAATGACTCATTACAGAGGGCTACTCGAAAAAAGACTGGAGGCCCTCCAAAGTTAAATCCTCTGTATAACCACAAACTGATTTCTTTTTACCTTTAGATTCTTTACTAGGATGTTTACATTCAAGCTTTACTTCATGTTTAAGTTTAGGTGATGACTCAAAGAATTTAGAAATCTTTTGAAACTGGTCATCTGTTAAAGACTCTAAAAAATCTATCATTTCTTTTTCTGTATGATCTTTACTTGAATAAATTTTCTCAGCATCATAAATGTAATCTATACATACCATTATAGTCTTGAACATTTGTTCAACCTGTGGTAGCTCACTCATCTTTTCTATAGTTGCCTGTAATGACATTGTAGGATATTTCATAACAACACCCAATTCATCCGTCAACTCAATTTTTTTGTCATGTCCTTCACTCCTAAAGATTTTAACTTCTTCAATGTTAAATGATATTGGAATTTCATTTTGACACTTAGGACATTTATATTTTAGTTCAATCATTTCACCCTTGGCTCTTGCTCTTAACCAAAGAAAGATATACTCAATGTCAAATGTTGGTAGTGCATCAACATCTATATCACCGAATACACAATTTTTAATTACATTTTTAGTAGCGGTGATGATTTCTTTTGTATCTTCACCTTCCATAGCAAGAAGTAAAATCTTTTCTTCTTTAACTAAGAAAGGTCTGTACCTTACTTCTTTATCTGTTGATGGTAGTTTTAAGCTATACTCTGGTACTGCAATTTTTGGTAATCCCATTTCATTAACTCCTTATGAATATAAAATGATATTGTTATTATTTATTTAAATCTATCTGGTATTGGTGTCCTATGTTCTTGGGGTACAAATAAACCTACTTCATTCTTTTTAACTAAATTTCCTGTTTTATCTCTTAATGTATTAAGGCTTGATAAAGGATTTGGTATATCCTCTGCACTTGTTTCGGTTGTGTCACCTTTACCTACCGTTTCTTGTTGTTCACCAAAGCGTTGTGTATAGTATCTATAAGTTATACCTACATCTATTTTCATAACATCATCATTAGTTCCGTAGTCTAATGTTACAGCTGATAATGATTTTGGATATGCTTCATAAAGTGTAGTAGTTAAAGCAACATCTTGCTGTTGATTTAAATTTTTAATTTCTATAGTAGAGGTGTAGTGGTCATAGAATCCAACACGATTAGTTTTTGGATCAATCATCAATTCCATCCAATCTTGAAAGACTTTTAGTTCTTTCATATCCCCATGAACATAGAAACCTAACGCAACATCCTCATAGGCTTTTTGATATGCTATGGAACGATAACCTTCATCCTTTTCAGTTGTCAATGTAGTCATGCCTGGTATTGAAGCTGTATAACAACCAAATGATAATCTTCTTTTCAGACTGTCTGGTATTATAACCTTATTTAAAGGAGTTATTACAACTTCAAAAAGGTTTGGTCTGGCAAATGTTGTCATTTGACTTTTAAAGTCGCTTAAAAATGTTCCCATCTGTTACACTCCTGTTATAAATACTTTAACTGTATAACGTATTTATAAGACATTTATGAAAAAATACCCCAAAGTTGGAAAATATAAGGTAAGAAATAAGGATAAATATGTAGGTAATCTCCATGAATGTGAGCATAGATCACGTTGGGAGCTTATCTATATGAAGTATTTAGACGGCAATCCTAACGTCATGGAGTGGGGTTCAGAAACCATAGTCATACCCTATTATCATCCAATAGAGAAACGCACCAGACGGTATTTTGTAGATTTCTATGTCAAGGTGATGACACGCTCAGGAATGGCAAAGAAGTACATTATAGAGATAAAACCCTATAATCAATGTTTTCCCCCTAATAAACCAAAAAGACAGACCATTACATATAAGAATAAGATTAAAACCTATGTGATGAATCAGGCAAAATGGAAGGCTGCAAAGAAATGGGCAGATAAACGTGACTGGCAATTTGTAGTTATTACTGAAAAAGAACTAGGAATCCGATAAATCTCTTATAAATACATAAAATGGCAATTACAACAAAACTGAATATCATAGAGGGTGAGAGAGTAAATAGAATATTATCTGGAAATATGTATTATTTCAAGTATGAAGCTGAGCCCAGAAACTTATACTTTGATAGGTTTCCACTTGTTTTTGTTCTTAGAAAACGAGGAAGGTTATTTGAGGGAATAAATTTTCATTATATGTATAATAAATATAGGACAGATATACTTGAGAACATGAAGGGGTTTTTAGATGAGGATGAGTTATCAGAAGATACAAGACTAAGGGTTAAAGCATATAGACAGTTAATATTAACATCCAGAAAATATCGTTTTGCAAAAGCCGCATTTCATAGGTACAAAATGGAAAACATAAGGTCAAAAATAATTAAGATATCACCGCCTAGTTGGGGAGATATTATACTCAAGGAAGCTGAAAAATTTATAATGAGTACTGGTTCTAAAAAAACAAGTAGAAAAGTATTCAGAGAAACTTCATTAAAGGTTAGGGGGAAACGATAAATGGTTGACTTCAATAGTGACTCTTTATCTGGCGGAAACAAAGAGTCTTTAACATTCCCAAGAGATATGACAGGGGGGAAAGTTACCTTTTACCCTGAGGCAATTCGCTTTGGAATATTTAACCAACAAGGGCCAAGTTATTCAAAAGTTAAAGAAAAAGCTGGAATAGCAGTTAAAAAAATAAAAGCAATAGGTAGTAGTGATGGTGACGATGCATTTACAGCCAATATAAACGAGAATAATAATACACTTGAAAATTTTAAAGGTTCAGTCAAGGCAAGACAGGATTTGGCAGATTCAGTTGCAGCTGCAAATAGAGAGTTACTGGCAGAAAGAACTAAAAAACAATCTAGTGATGCACTTAGTTCTGGTAAACAAGTTCTTGAGACTTTAAGTAGTGAATTTCAGCAAAGAAAACCAACTCTTGAAAAAACAATACAACAACATATACAAAGTATTTATTTAAATATGCCTACTAGTCTTTCTTATAGTGAATCAGTACAATGGCAAGGTACAGACATGGGTATTATTGGTGCATTTAGCGCTGGTGGTATGGCAGGTGGTCTTGAAAGTGGTATGTTATCTAACATGGGTTCTGTACTTGGTGGGGCAGCTGGTATGGCCGCAAATCTTCTCCCTGGCCTGAGTGGTGCCGCAGCCCCTATTGTCGGTGCAGTACTTGGTAGTGGAAGTTTACAGTCTGGTATCGAATCCACATTTAATGTTAAAGCAAACCCATATAAAGAACAAACATTTGATGGTGTTGACTTTCGTACATTTGATTTTTCTTTTGTGTTTAGAGCAAGAAGTCAAGACGATGTTAATATGATACAGAAAATTATTACATCATTTAGAGCTCATTCTAAACCAACCTATGAAGGGGATCAGGGCCAGACAGGTGTATTCAACTATCCGAAGGAATTTGCAATAGAATTTTTAACATTGGATGATAATGATTCTTATATAACTAATCCATATCTTCCAGAATTAAAGATGTGTGTATGTACAGGTGTGAATACAAATTTTTCACAAAGTGGTGGTTGGAGATCGTTTGAAGGGGGAGCACCTGTTGATATATCACTACAACTAACATTCTCAGAAACAGAAATTATTACTGGTGAAGATGTTCTTGGTGAAACTAAAGCTGGTAGATTTAAAGATACTAAGAGGAGATTTTAATGGCATACTTTGAATATTTTCCAACAATAGGTTATGATGTTCGTGGTGAAAAGAACAACAGTCGTGTTCAGGCAATTACAAATATTCTTGTTAGAATCAGAAAGAAACTGAATGTTATCAACTCTGCGTTCTTTGAACAATATTTTATCAATGATGGTGATAGGGCAGACACTATTGCATATCAAATGTATAAGGATTCAACACTACATTGGATAGTTATGTATGCAAACTATATGACTAATCCATACTACGATTGGCCATTGCCATACTTTGATTTACAAAAGTTTGTTGCAAAGAAATATACAGATATCAATGGTGTTCATCACTATGAAGATGAAGATGGTTATGAAGTTGATTCAACTGAAGCTGGTGCTACAGCTGTAACTAATTTTGTATACGAAGAAACTCTGAACGATCAAAAGAGAACAATAAATATTATTAGACCAGAGTATATTCAAGAAGTATTAAAAGAATTTAAAACATTAACAGCAGAGTAAGATGCCAACACAAAATAATGCAACCGATGTTTCGATAAAGAAACTTGAGATAAAAGGCGGTACTGGATCACACGATCTAAATCCTTATCTTCAGGAATTAAGTATATTTGAGGATATCTTTCGTCCAGCATTAACTGCACAATTGGTATTGCTTGATTCTCATAATTTACCATATAAGCTTCCTATTGTTGGTGAAGAAACAATTGATATTGATATAGCTCTTACTGGTTTTGGTGATGGTCAAGATTCTGAGGCGTATAGTATCAAGCCTCCGCCTATGCACGTTAATTCTTTAAATGCTAGAAGTGTAGTAGACCCTAAACGTCCAAAGGCCCATAGGTTTACACTTGATTTGATATCTGAAACATTTATGAGTAGTCTTCATTCAAAGGTTTCTAAGTCTTATAATTTTAATAGAATAAGTACTATAGTCCAAGATATTTACAACAATTATCTTTATGATGGTAAAACTGGTCTTTTTGTTGAACCGACTGAGAAATTTGACAGAGTTATTATACCAAATTTAAGACCTTTTGAGGCAATCAAGTGGTTATCAAAGCGAGCAATTCCTGAAGAGTCAAATAGTGTAAACTATCTATACTACGAAACAATGAGAGGTTCATTTTTTGTTAGCATTAACTCTTTAGTTCAAAAACCACATATCTTTACTTTTTTACAAAAACCTAGACTAGAAGACCCAACTGGTGTTGAACACGCATCGGCTGGTATAATTAAAATAAAGGATTTTAAGTTCTTAAAACAATTTGATAAAAAAGAAAATACACTAAGAGGTGTCTATGCATCTAAACTCATTACGCATGACATTGTTACAAAGAAAATAACACAATTTGAGTATGGTGGGTTTAATGAATGGTTTTCATACAGTCATTGTGGTGATTTTCCCCCTCTAGGAAACTCAGAGGTTGAAACACGTTCAGCAAGTGTCGTAAGGACATCTCATGCACCATCATCAGAGGCTAATGCATATCCAACAACTGATGAGAAAAACTTAAATAATATGATTGATAGTAAGATAGAGTTTTATCCAAAACATGACCAGTTGTATGCCAAGAACTATAATGATCTTTATAATAATGATGTAGAAAAATGGAAGCTGAGAAGAAATGCCCACATAAGTATATATGACACTATAACTATTTTAATTGAAGCAAGTGGTAATTCAGCTTTGCGTGTTGGTATGACCGTTATGTTATATTTACCTTCACCAGAAACAACAGATAAAGATAAAAAATCTGATACAGTTGATGATAAATTTTTATCTGGAAAATATTTAGTTACAGCTATTCAGCATATTTTTTCTAGAGGAAAAGAAAGAGTTACATATAATATGAAAGTTGAACTCAACAAGGATGGTCTTGAAGAATTTGTTGATACAAGAAAATCACGAAAGGAATCTTAATTATGTTCGGTGAATTTGTTTGGTGGCAAGGTGTCGTAGAGGATAGAGTAGACCCATTGAAGTTGGGTAGATGTCGTGTTCGCATTCTTGGATACCATACTGATAATAAAGAAGAGGGTGTTGGTATACCTACAGATCATTTGCCATGGGCGACTCCAAGTCAACCAATTACATCAGCAGCTATGAATGGTATTGGAACTACACCAATGGGCCCTGTTGAAGGTACATGGGTATTTGGTTTTTTCCGTGATGGTAAAAATGCACAAGAACCTGTAATGATGTCAACCTTTGGGGGTAGACCAGAAGCACCTGCAAATCCAAAATTAGGATTTAATGACCCTAAAGGTGTTTATCCATTAGCCACTCATATTGGTGAACAGGAAGATGGTACGTTTATTGGTGAGCCAGATGTCAATAGACTAGCTAGAGGTGGCGGTGCAAATCCAGTACCATTAAAAGGTTCTTTGAAAACCCCTAGTGCGGAAGATTCACCATCACTTGATCGTAAGAGAAAATCAAGAACTAAGTCTGTACCTATTGCAGACGCAGGTAATATCAGAACTACCTCACCGAATACAAACAACATAAATTTGTATCCGCCAGGTAGTGAAGTAACTGGTGGCGGTGATACAGGTGTTATTAATCCAGATATTTCAGATGCATCTCATGGTGGTTCGGCTGCATCTGCAACTGAATTTCATAGATGGAATGAGCCCAATCCTAGATATGGTGGGGTTAAGGATAGTGATACAACATACCTAAGTACAGTAGAATTAACATCTCAATACCCATTCAACCATGTTCGGATGAGTGAATCAGGTCATGTTGAAGAATGGGATGATACTATAACATCGGAGAGGTTACACAAATATCATACGTCTGGAACATTTGAAGAGATACAGCCTGATGGTACTAAAGTTACAAAGATTGTTGGTGATGAATATGAAATAATACTCGGCAAGAAAAATGTTAGTATAACAGGAACTTGTAATGTCACCATTACAGGTGATTGTCGTATGTTATATCAGGGTGACTTAGTTCAAGAGGTTAAAGGTGATTATCATTTGAATGTTCATGGTGATAAACGAACTAAAATTAGTGGTAATGAAATCACAGAGGTACTAGCTGATAGGAAAGTAGTTGTCAATGGTAATTGTGATCTCAAGGTAGGTAAAGATCAGATCATAAATATTGATAAGGACAGGACAATAAATATTATTGGTAACACAGCTGAAACTATTACTGGTGATTTAACAGAGATAACACATGGAACAATGTTTACCATGATATCTGGTAATACTACACTTGTTACCTCATCAGCTATAGATATAACATCTGTTGGTGATATGGGTTTATCAACCAATGCTAATTTTAATCATACTGTAACAAGTAATTCAACACATAAAATATCAGGTAATGCATCTATTAATGTACTTGGTTCGTTTAGACATAAGATTACTGGTACAACATATAAACAATATATGAGTGCATTTCACGAAAGATGGGATGGAGATAAATGGACACATACAAATGCAAATACTTTTTCCAGACATAATTCTGGTGTTGACCATTCTTGTCCTGCTGATCCACCAAGAACTAGCGCAGTATCTTGTGCCCCTGTTGAACAAACTGGACTATAGGAGTAGACTATGCCATTAACTTGTGGAGTAACTGTAAATTTAAATAACCTTAAAGGTGATTTAACATCAAGAGCTCAAGTATTACTTAATGTTAATATGGGTACACCCGAAGGGTTGCAAGAAATATCTAATAAGATTCAAGGAGAACTAAGTGCTATTGCAGACAAAATAAGTGATGTCGTAGTTGTTCCCCCTGAGTTGTATACTCTTAGAGATGCGCTTGCAGAGTTAGTTACTTTACCATTTGCAAGTGTTGCAGCTGCAGCAAAGATTGTTCAGATTGCAGCAGACTACTTAGGTGTAACTAATCTTAGAGGTTATGCCAACTTAAACCTTACAGACTTAGCAAAATCAGTATTTTCTGTAACGGGTACATTTGACCCATGTAGTGCATCAATACCAAACATTGCAATATCGGATGGTAAGATAATGAGTTTACCTGCCATTCAACCTATACTTGGTGCGACTGATGCAGCTCTAAGTGTTGAAGCACCTGATAGAGTAATCATAGATAACTTAGGTGAAGCAATAAAAGATAATATGCCAGTAGTATCAGAAGAAAGTTTATCAAGTTTAAATGCAGCCTTGGAATCAGGTGCTTCGGTTATTGCAGAACAAACACCAGCAATTACTGCAGCTGCCCAAAAAGAAGTTGCGTCTGCAAAGAAAGCAATAACAGAAAATGTATCTACTGCAATAACTGGTATGGGCAATGCATTGAGAACACTACCAACTGGCGAACAGGTAGTGGAATCACAGGAATTTTTTATCAAAAGGATTAAACAAGAAAGATCAGCATTATTATTGGAGGTGTAA